AACCCAAAGATAAACCGGACGCCAAGAACAAAAAAGGGTTTAGACGTGATAAATATAAGAATAACAAGATGTTAAGTATAGAATTGTGTCGCGAATATATCAGCGATAACGAGCAATTAAAGAAGAGATTTAATGAAAACAAGAAGAAGGATGATTTAAGCGACGCATGTTTACAGGCGATATCATATATTAGAAGTAATACTAAAGATGATATGTTAGATAAATATAATAAAATATATATTAGTGATATCTGGAGTAATGAAGATAATAAGGGGGCGAATTGATATATTTGATTATAAAAAACAGGCAGATTATTTTATGACGCGTGGTTATCCTGGTTAATGCTAAAAAACAAGATATAAGATATAGTTTATTTTTATATGATGCGTATTAATAAACATTAAAATATTATAATAGATATATAAACATTTGATACCCAAATAAATATATAATATGGCATTACTATCAAATTTTAATAATAGAAATGATGATTTAATAGAGTTGAATAAGGATAGTTTCAATACACAATCCTTTAATTTTAATATACCTTCTAATAAGCAATCTAATATTGGTATAAATAACGAATTATTTAATAGAAAGAAAATAAGCGATGATGTTATATCTATATCATCAGGAGGTTCTTCAAACGGAAGTTCGTCGGGCGGTAAAAAGAACTATATGAAAAATATAGGAAACATATATCGCAATAAAGATAAGGTAGGGAGAAGTTCGCGAGTAGAAAGAGAAACTGATAGTGAAAGTGATGGCGGTAAAAGTCTATATAGTTCAAAAAGTTCTCATAGCGGTAAAAATAAGAAAAAAAGTAGATATGATGATGATGTAAGTGAAGCGAGTGGAACCAGCGAGGATACGCGCGATAGCGACGGAAGCGATGGAAGTGATGGAAGTGATGGAAGCGATGGAAGCGATGGAAGTGATGGAAGTGATGGAAGCGGTAGTGGTAGCGGAGATGACCGAAGTAAAAATGATTATAGAAAAAATAAATTCTTAAGTCCTAAAGAAATAGTTAAAAATGAGATAAATGAGAAGAGGGAGATAATTTATCAGTTAGACAGACTAGAATCAAAGGGATTCAAGATACCTTTTAAATTCAATATGAATTCTGATATTGAAGAGATGAGGACTGAATATAATAGAATTATAAGGGAAAAGGAACTTGACGGAAGTATTAGATTTCAGCAAAAAATGTTAATGGCATTTATTTCGGGAACTGAATATATAAATGGAAGATATGATCCGCTGTCTATTAAATTAGATGGGTGGTCAGAACAGGTAAATGAAAATATTAATGACTATGATGATATATTCGAAGAATTACATTATAAATATAAGGCGACTGGTAAAAAAATGGCACCAGAATTACGTCTTTTTATATCATTGTCAGGTAGCGCATTTATGTTTCATTTAACTAGCAGAATGTTTAAGGAGCAACCGCTACCGGATGTTGAAAATGTATTACGTTCCAATCCGGAGTTAATGAAACAGTTTCAGAACGCTGCGGCAAAACAATATGTGATGGGCAATCCAGGACAACAACAGATACCGCAAATGTCTCAAAATCGCGGAACAAGTAATGATAATATGGGGTTATTTAATATGGTTAGCAATTTATTCGGCTCTTTGAACAGCGACCCTGTACCTTCAAATGTACCACAATATGCTCAAAATATGCAAAATAGAACAATGCCAATCCAACAAAATGATAAGAAACAGTACGAGGATATTGATAATATAATTAAAAATGTTCATAGCAAGATATCAATAGATGACACGGATAATAATATAGAAACATTGTCCGTTAGCGACGAAGAAATAACATCTATTATAGAAGATACTGCGGATATTCAAATATTAAAAGGAGGGCGCGGAAGACCTAAAAAAGGAACGCGAACTCTGAATATATAATCACGAGGGCTATACGAGGTCTATATATGGTTTAATATACATGGGAAAAATTATAAATGAATTATGTAATTAAGAATTTATCTATTTTTTCTTAAATTAGTTATTTTTTTAGCGGATTTATTAACAAAACTGCCTACTTCTTTAACGGATTTAACTATTCTGTCGGGGGTACTGCGGAGAGATTTCATGGGGTTGCGAATAGTCGCTTCGACTTCTTCTTCAAATACTTCAATTTTAGATAATAGGTCGCTTAAGGTGCTTAATAGTATGGGGACTATTATAATAGTAAATAACAGGGTTAAGAAGAGGAATAGCGATATCATGGTTCCTATTGAAATAATATCGCGGCTCAAATCTTCCGAACATTTGCATTTTTCGTTAGTTAAATATCTTACATAGTCGAAGGCGTAATATATATATACGACAAACATTAAGAAGAATACGAATGTCGCGATAGATAGTAATTGGACTACGACATATCCCATACTTTTAGCGACGGTCTTGAGGGATATTATGGAAGTTATTATGAAATAACCTAGCGCTATTACGGTGAAATTCTTGATAAAATCTTTGTTGGGATGTTCGGAACATTCGCAACCCATATTCTCGAGTTTATAAATATAACTGAGAATGATTAACAATAATATGGCGAAAATCGCCTGAATTATGGCACTACTATAAAAAGATAAGTTATTTTCACTTTCTTTCATTGTACTATTTCTTACTCTATACTATTATATAGAAATAATTTTTTTATAATTCAATAATATTATAAATAAAAAATTTCGTAGAATTATCTAAGTTTTTAATATTAATCGTTTTAATTTTATCAATTATAGAATTATATTTTGCGACAGATAATATTTTATATAATTGTTCCAATAAAATATCGGGTATATATTTATATATATTATCGTTATTTATAATGTTAATAACATAATCAGCGATATTATCCAATAATATAATTAATTCCGCGGTTTTATATTTAATCCATATCTTGTTAATATTATTTATCCCACGTTTCCATTTTGTATATTCGCAATATAAATCATATTCGTCGTTTAATATTAAAAGATTATTGTCATATATATATTTAGGCGGATCCCATTCTTTATTATTAATATAATTTTCCCATAGTTTATCAATCATAATTTTTAAATATTCTTTATCAAATAAGGATAGCAGATTAGCGTATATATCATTATCGCTAGTTTTAATATAATTCCAAATAATCATAAAGACGTCATCGACATTCTCGTTTAGTCCAATAATCTCTTTAATTTTTTCGTAAATACTGTCCTTGTTTTTAATACTTAATTTATTTAAATTGCCTATTAAACATCTTTTAAGTTCGGACTTTTTAGTAAAATCTGGTATTATAATGTGAAACCGCGATTTAATCTTCGGTTTATTAGTGTATTTCTCTTTATTATTATAAATTTTTTTTGCCCATATCATTTTCGGGTCATAGAACGAATTAAAGCACGAATACGTATCTTTAATCTCTATCGCCTTATCCAAAATATTTTGGGGAATATCTATAGAATTATAGGTATCTTTAAATTGTTCTATACTAATCTTGATGATTTGTTCGTCCATTATAATTAGTTATTTCAAATAATCTTATATATTGATTATAATATATATTGATTATATTGATTATAATAATGGCAATGAGCGAATGGCAATGAGCGGTTATTTCTTTACACTCTTAAAAATACATATAAGCGATATTACATGGTGTAAGAATACATAAGGCAGAAACAATAATAATGAATAATGTACGAAATAATTAATAAACTAGAAGAACTATATTCAAATAATCTTGTATATAGGACTATTATTGTGTGCGATGATATAGATAAGTATTATAATATACTTAATGAACATAATTATGATGCCTACATATTAAAAGAATATGATAGTAGCACAGATTATGATTCTCTAGATGTGAGGATTTTTCTGATAGAAAAGGCGCTATTTACGAGATTTATAAATGCCTATATGTTGGATAATAAAGATATGGAATATAACTGTGGGCGACACTTTTATAATTCTATTATAATTCAGTTGGATAACGATGTTATCGGAGAAACAGAAAGAATAAAAAGAGATTATAGTGAAATATTGAATAATAACTATAATGATGATATTATTATCTAATAATAATTTAGAGGAATAAGCGGGTAATAAAAACATGGCGAAAAAGAGTTTTTTTAGAAGTGATATATTTATGATGATTACAATAATAATGTTTCTATTATTAGCGATTGTAATATTATTCGCATATAATAAAGATAAAATAATGGAGACATTTACTGGAAGCACATCGAGTAATAAATACGTATTAGAATATTACTATATGGATGGTTGCGGACATTGTGACAATTTTAATAATTCCGGGGTATGGGAGAGATTAAATAATAGTTATGGTAATAATATTGAGTTTAAAAAATACAATATGCGCGATTCTAAAGATAGAATAGAAAAATATAGCATATCCGGATTTCCTACGATAATTATAATAGATAAGAGCAATTCCGAGAAAAAATTAGAAGAATACAACGATGACCGAACTTATGATAAATTTAAGATATTTATAGAGAAATATATAAATCCCGATATAGAACATTACGCGAATCAACCTCAGACACCAGCGCAGATAAAAGAGAGACAAGAGAGACTAGCGAGACGAGCATTTATCGATAACACGGCTAGAACGTCGAAAACTGGAAAACTAATAGGAAATAAATAAAAAAAATAGAGGAAGACAAAATGGCAAAAAAAATAAAGTATATAAACCATTAATAAAACTTTATATTAATAAAGGATATAACTGAATAAAATGGGAGGCGGGTTGATGCAATTAGTTTTAAAGGGTAATATGAGCGAATATATTACCTTACAACCACATATTAATTATTATAAATATGTTCTTAAAAAACATACTAATTTTTCTATGGAAACAATAGTAATTACTTCTACCGGTGATAATAATATTGGATTTCGTAAAACTACATCGGAATTACGAGTTAATTTTAAAATAAAGAGATATGCTGATTTATTATCAAATTTATTTTTGACATTCAATATACCGGATATATATTCAGATAATATATACAAGTTTAGATGGGTTAATAATTTAGGTTTTAATTATATTAAAGAGGCGAGGATTAAAATAGGGGTTGTTAATATAGAAACTTTGTATGGCGAATGGATGAATATATGGAATGAATTGACGACAAAGGACAGTTTTCAATATAATAAGTTAATTGGAAATATAGACGAATATGTAAAACCATTCAATTTCGTTCCAAAATACCGCGTGGTAAATAACAGACTTTATAACGTAACATATCCTGTTTCAAGTTATAATTCTACAAAATCAGATAACCCGAGTATTAAAAAAAGGAAGATTCAGGTTCCTCTCGATTTCTGGTTTACTAAAAATCCTTCTTTGGCGCTTCCATTGTTAAAATTAGAGAATAATGAAGTTGAATTAGATATTTATATAAATGACAGAGCATTCGAAGGATTATATCAGGTTTGGAGTAATATATTGAATACGTTTGTGAGTCCATCGATGTATAATGATGTTCATAATCCGGAAGTAGATATAGATATTACAACATTTGTTAAACCTAGCGATTATACGTTTAATGTTAATAATGAATTATTATGTACTTATGTATATCTAGATAGTGCGGAGAGAAGTAGTTTATTATTGAATACAAACCAAATCGATTATATTGTTAATACTGTAAAGAAAACTCCTACGACGGCAATAGGAGATAGTCATACATTAATAGATATAACAAACGCCAATCATCATATTAAAGAAATTATATGGATTACGAGAAGAAGCGATTCTATTACTAACTTTAATAATTATACTAATTATACGGCGGACCACGAATATAATGAAGGCATGGGAATATTAGAGCGCGCGGCTATATTATGGAACAGGGAGATATCGCGCGCAGATTATGACGCTAATTATTATAATCAAGTACAACCATATAAACATCATACAAATATACCGCGAACCGGCGTTTATTGTTATTCATTCGCTTTATTTCCAGAAAAACAAATAAACTCCGGTTCTTATGATAATACCCAGATAACTACATCTCTGTCGATAAATGTTAATACTGATATTAAACGCACGGATAAATATAACTATATTGGAAATATATATAAGGAGGTACTAAAAAATAATTATCCTGTTAATTTCGAAATTTCTATATATGTACAAGAAATAAATGTTTTTACAGTATTAAATGGAAGCGCTGGATTAAAATTCAGTTAGCGCGACTCTTTATATCTTTTGACTATTAAGATATTCTTTTTATATTCTTTTATATAATTAAAAGTATTATGGATTTATTTGTGCTAATAATAATAATTGTTTTCGTTTTTATAATAAAATATCTAATAGACACTATAAATTCGTTAAACGGCGAGATTAGAGAGATTAAAGATAAGTGTATAGGCGAATCTAAAAACACAGGTAAAGGTATAAAATTTACCAAAAATACTCAAAAACCTTATGAGAATATTAATAATGATATAGTTAAAAACATTATGTATTTTAAGGATTATTTTGATAATAAAAGTATATAAATAGATATAAATAATATAAGCGTTTATAATTAAATGCCGAGAAAAAGTAAGAACAGTGATGTTAAATCTACAATAGATAAAAAGAAGGGTTTAATGAATACTATTGTAAAGGATGTTGTATTAGTTGAAAATGAAGATATTATATTACAATTGCCTATATCCGATAGTGATATAAATAAAATAAGTATTACGGAAAATTTATTGGAAGCCCCGACGCCTTATGAACCTAATTGTTGTTATATAAATGAAACTAATTTTTATAATACAATTCAAGACAATTTAATAAACGAAGATTGTATTAAGGATAATAATATAGACTATAATGATAATATTATTAAATCTTCAAATAATTGTTATTGGTGCTGTCATCCTATTAAAGATAGGATTTACGGAATGCCTTATAAATATAATAATATTACAAATACTTATATATTATTTGGTAATTTTTGCTCATTGGAATGCGCGAATGCCTATAACTTTTCTTCGCATTGCGGGAGCGATAAAGTATGGGAAATAAATAGTTTAATACAAATGTTAAGTAAGCATTTTGGATGTTCGCGCCCTATACGCCCTGCTCCTTCGCGATTTTTACTAGATATATTTAACGGACCCATGAATATTGAAGAATTTCGCAAAGGTCATCATACAAATGATAAGACACATTTATTAAATCTTCCGCCTATGATAGCAACAACATATAATTACGAGATTGTTAATACTTCTTATCTTAAAAATATCACAGATAATATGAATAATAAAATGGAATCAAAGAAAAATAAAAAATGATATAAGAACAATAAAACAATTATTATTGTGAATTACTAATTAACTAGAATAATAATGAGTATCTCGAATACTGATTATGACATCGACGCTACGAACGGCGCAGATAATACGAAGGATATACATTTTTCACCATATCGAGTTTCTACTATAACATGTAATGCGAATATTGGTAAAGATATTAATTTGAATTTAAAAATGTTATTTGAAAATATCTTAATCATCGATAAGGATGATACTGGCGGTATTGTGTGGGCGCAATATATGAAGGATGGCGAAGATTTAAATAGAGGAACTTATCCTAAAAAGCGGAGAAATAGTAAGAAAAATAAAATGAAAAAAAATAGATTTGATAATCAAGTTACTATTATATATAAGAATGATAACTATATGCCGAATGTGAAAATATTTAAGAATGGGAATATTCAGATAACTGGGATAAAGATAGTGGAAGATACGGAGATAATTGTAAATCATATTATTACAAATATTAGAACTATTTATACGAATATCAGTAATGATATTATAAATAATAGGGGCGATGATTATGAATTAAAATTGCTATATCAGAATTTTAAAATTAGGATGATTAATTCGGATTTTAAGGTTTATAGCGACGAATCTTTGGCAAATCCATTTGGATTAAAGAGACGCGAGATACATAAGATATTCATTAGTGATTTATATAATAACAAGTGTTCTTTTCAACCGGGAATATATCAAGGTGTTAAATTGGAATATTTCTGGAATAAATGTAATGATAAAAAGAATGGTATCTGCTATTGTCCTAAAAAATGTTATGGTAAAGGGAAGGGAGAAAATATTGGTGATTGTAAAAAGGTAACGGGAGCATTGTTTGAAAGCGGTAGCATATTAATTACAGGCGGCGTATCCTTTGAACAAGTCGACGAAGTATATAAGTATATTTGTAATTTCTTGATAAAACATAAAAATAATATTAAAAAAACGCAACCTACTGCGCTAACTACTACATCAGAAATCCAAGAAATCGAATAGTATATTTAAGTATTACATACCACAACTCTTAAGAGAATGTATTTAATATTATTGACTAATTATTTATATGGCAACTAAAATTATAGTTATCATTTTCATTACCTAAACTATATTTTTTATATTTATCAGTATCTATAAAATTATTTCCGGGTCTATTATAAGATGGTATATGATGGCTAGCGTAAAACTGCGATGCGTATGCGACGGCATCAGGTTCTACGGGAGGCATTTTATAACTATTACCCCATGGTTTTTTATCAAATAAAACTTCTCCTGTATATAATCCGGCATTTTTTGGTCGAGGCGGCACAGGAACATTGGGATTATAATCTAGTTCGGCATACTCTAATTCTTTTTTCATTATTCTATATATAAAATAGATATTATTATATAAAGATAAAATTAATTTAAAATAGTATGAGTTCAGAAAGAAAAAAGAGGAAAATAGCAGATTTTGTAAAAGATGGTATGGAAACGGAGGATATTAAGATGATGGTACAGGATATTATGTTATTTATGACAGAGAACAAGGCGAAATATGGTTCTCATGAAGAACTATTAAAACAACTCAAAAAATCGATAGAAGGAATCTTGTTTTTTGAGGAAAGATATCCTATGTTATACGCTATGGTTACTAAAGAAGAAGGTTTTGAATATAGCAGTCTAGAGTATTTTTTACAGATGCGAGATAAAATTATAAATAATCAATTATCTTCGGAGCAAGCCTCTAAACAGGTAGGTCAGGTATGGTTTGATAAATATTATAAAAACCCCGAAGGAAAATAGAGAACTCTTTAATTTATCCTAATTTATTTTTACAGATTATATAGTTTTTTTAAGATATAATATAGCATTCTAAAGCATCCAAAAATAAATATAAAATTTATAAAGAAAAATTTGAGTACATAACTTTTTATTTTCTAAAGTTTCAAAAGTTTTCTAGAAATTTCTAAATAAAAAAAGTTATGTACTCAAATTTCAAAATAGAATTTTAAAGAATATTTGGTT